CAATTTGTGAATTTTGCCATTCATTAGTCTCAAAGAAACTTGTTCTCCTGCTTTATAATCTCCCTCGACTACTTTGCCGAGTTTAGTTTCTGGTGAAATATTGAGAGTAATAATTGTATTTGGATACAACGAGTTTACGTCAAAACTCACAATTGCTTTTTGAATTCCCTTTTCAGGATCTCGAACTAATCCTCCTTCATAAGACTCTCGATCCATTTTATTAGGAAACGTCGGAATAATATAACCTTGTTTTGAAGCTTGAATGGCTACTGCTCCAGTTACAATAGAAACTTTACCAAGAGCTGCTTCGAAGTTTGTACAACCTTTATAAGAAAGCATTCGAGCAATTTCAAGAAACTTGAGTTTCTCTTCAAGTTTAACCAGAAGATGAACGTCTTGAATATTATAATCAACAAACAGTTTCCAGTCCGTGTGAGCTAGTTCTCCTAGACTAACTGCGTTGTAAGCAATCTTACCTTCGCCAAGCTCAAGCTCTGAAATATAATTGAGACTAAACGATTCCTTTTCCCCAGGAGAAAAAGTTTTATACAGATCCATATAGTCAATTAAAGAAATTCCATTAATTGACCAAATAGTTGTCTCCTTTCCCATATCCGTAAAAACTTTACGGGATCTAACCACACTTACAGGAGAAAGCTGATTAATGAAGTCATCTCCAAACAACCTCATGAATCGGTTAATAATATAAGGAAAATCAAACCCACTACTGTTCCAACCGGAAGCAATGTCTGGATAATCAGACTTCCAGAAATCTACAAATTGTAGAACCAAATCCTGTTCATCTTTGCATCGATGGTATATGCAATTTGGAATAGTTGGAGTGTATTGTTCCCGCAATCCCCACGTGTGAGTAGCTTTTGTTAGCGTGTCATAAATTGTAATGAGATTGATTGGTACTGCAGCTTTTTCTGGAACAGGAAAATGTCCTGGATCACAGGTCGTATCTACTTCAATATCTAGCAAGAATATTTTAAGAGGAAACTGAGAAAACTCAGGATTTCCATTTTGATCCTTGAACATATCAATTAAAAATTGTTGTTCTGGACTAAGATTGTGAAACAATCGATTATTAGAAGTTCCTGTTACAAACTTTCTCCGTTCAATACTATTTTTAAACGTTTTTTTAAGTAAAGATGTTTTAAAAATAGATGTAGCGTCAGCAGCATCCTCCTTTTCGAGATATAAGTATGGTCTGAAATTAATTTCAGTGTCTATTCTGTCTCCATCTGCAGACCATGTGCGCAAAAATATGGATTCATTGAACGGATTATATGTGGCAGCACGATACATTGCCTATATATTCCTTTATGTTTTTGGACAAATCAAGCTAAATATTTGATCTTTAGAACCAAACGGAGTGAAGTATATTTCGTAGTGCTTCATTAGATTGTGTTCGTGATCTAACCAAAACTTTTCAGCATGAGCTCGAGCTTTTTTACATTGCTCTGCATAAGTGCTTTGATTTTTGAGAGTTGTTTTCAAACAATCAATAAATTCATCTCCAGTTTTATATTTTAAGAAAGCATCTTTGTATGTAACCATATCTGGGCAAGCACAAGGCATTCCAATTGCTCCAGCTTCAATTAATTTGATATTGCTCTTACAACGATTAAAATTGTTATCTTGTAGAGCAGCAAACGTCATTTGAGCTCCAGAGTTTGCCATAGTTTCTGCAAAATCTGGCAACTGAACCCATGGAAAGAATTTTATATGCCCACTTTCAATATAAGGTTTTAATGGCAAAGGATGAGAACCATAAAAATGCCATTCAAACTCTGTGCGTGTTTTAATAATATGATTTACTACTGCTGCAAAATCATCTTGTTGGTTAACTTTGTTTAATACATCAACATGAGTACCAGAAGCAAATATAGCAATGACTGGTTTCTTTTTATTCTTTTCGTATTTTTTAATCAAGTCTCCAAGATTGTAATAGCGATCAAACCACCATTTCATTAAATAGTTTGGAACTACGGTAACGTTTTTATTACCTGACTTTTCAATCATGTAGTCTTTAAAATAATCACACGTAACCACAATTTCGTCCATAGTGGATAAAATTTCTTTAATAGAATTTTGAATTTCGTTTGATGTAAATGCTCCTCTGTTACGATTGTACATAGGAATGTCTTCCGCAAAGATAACATCGTCTACTTCATAAATTAACTTAGTCTTAGTCTGTTTAGATAATTCTTTTAATCCCTTAACAAATTCTTTTTGTTGAGGAGTGGCCTGCCGTTGAAATTTAATTGCTTGAACTGTTCCATAAAATCTAGGATCTAAGATCATTGCAGTAGATTCTACAACTACCGCTTTTTGATATAAATTTAATAAAAAGTTTGGAGCCATACAGCGATAGTAGCCACAACCTCCATAATCAGCAAGATAATTTAAAGCTCGCTTTAATCCTTCTCCTGGCACTGCTGGAGGAGGTACAGCTGGAGACGAAGAAGTTTGTTGTTGGGCATATTGTGGAGACGGGACACCAATTGGCATACCTAAAGGAGCTCCTGGAAGATTTTTGATACCAATCTGAACGGATGTTGTCATGCTTGTAATTAGAAGAATCTTTATTAAAGTCTAGTTGAGGAATAATTTTTCAAACTCTTCTTCTGTAGAAAAACTTGGATTTGGAGGATTTAAATTGTTTAAAGTGTGTTTTTGAGCAGCTCTATGTTTGAAAGATATTCCTGCATATTTTTCGTAATCCGTTAGAGTCCTAACTGGACCAAATCCGTATTCTTTAAAATCAATTTCTTCTGTAATACCATCCATTTTGAATAAAATTCTGTTTCGTTTGTGACAATTGTCGTTTTTAATCCACCATTGCTTATCGTCATCCCATTGTTTAATTCTGTTGTTTCTTGTATATTCGTGCCAAGCAACTACTTTATTAGGATGAAACAAGTCATATCCCCATGTAAAAGATCTTACTGCTAAAGAAATTTCTTCTCCATGAAAGTAATATTCGGGATCATAGGGAACTTCTTTACAAAATTGGCCAGAAGTAAAACAAAAATGCGCAGAAAAGAAACGAGCTGGAATAGGTTCAGCTAATTCTTTAGGATCCGTAACATAAGCGGGCATAAAAAATACTGCTCCTTCAGGAATAAATTTATCAAAATTCATTTTCCATGGATTTTTAACTCTTTCTGCAGGATCGTTTTGAGGATTATAACTAGGAATATAACTAGTTATTAGAGGTTTTTTGTGACCTTTTAATTGAAGAGATTTGTACATTTCTATTAATGTAATATCCCAATCTTTAGCAAATCTGTGATGACTATCTAACATCAATGTAAATTCTTCTCCATCATATTTTTGTTGAATCAAACTGCGAGCCCAACACGCTCCTTTGCTTTCATTAAAAGGAATGTCTATAATTTTGAATGCAGGATTGTTCAAATATTTTGTTAATGTTTCTTCTGGTCCGTGTTGCCAAGCAACACAAAAAATTAAATTTTCTGAATGAGATGCATTATTAATACAACTATCCAACGTTGGAATTAATTCTGGATCTCTATAAGAGGCTATTTGTACAAATATTTTGTCTTTCATATCAGGAATTGCTAATAGTGGATATGCCGTTTCTTTTTATTATATGAATAGTATGTTCTGCTTTAGTTGTCACTTCCGGACCTCTATGTGTAATAATATAGCAAGATTCATTGTTTTCAGTAAATCTTTCGCGGAGCACTTTAAGAGTCAAAGATACCCCTTTGTCGTCTAATGAGGAGTCCAGCAATTCATCATAGAATACTGTGCTAAAATTTATATCACCCTGCAACCGACGGATATCAGCAAAAGCAAAAAGGCAAGCCAGGTCAATTCGCTTGCGTTCTCCACCAGAAAAATTAAAATACGATTTTGGTTGGGCGTTTTCATCTATAATTTCTTCATCAAAAAACTCATTAAATTGACATAAACAATTAGCTTCTAATTTTTTAAGATAATAAGCAATTCTGGAGTTAAGAATTGTTAAAATTTTCTTAACAATAAACGATTTAATACCTTCTTCTGAAATGACAAATTTAACTGTCTCTAATATATTAAGCTCGTTGTTAAGTTTATCTACATCAGCTTTAGAATCTTCTACAAACGTTTTTAGGGTAGATATTTTACCTTTAAGCTCATTGTTTTGTTCAGTATTAACAACAAACATATCTTCCTCAACTTCTTTAAGATTTTTTTCTAAATGGTCAATACTAACTTGATATGTTTTGTTATTTCCAATATCCTCTTTAACAGCAAGAGTATTAACTAGAATTGTGTCTAGTTGTTCTTTTAGTTTTTTAAATTTGTCATTGATCTTATCAAGCACATTTGCATATTGGAGTTCTTCTTCGATAAATTTAGCAATTTTGCTGTTATGTTCTTGTATAGATCTAGAAGCATGCTCTACGTGCTCTTCAGAATAATCTCTTTTGCATGTGGGGCATTTATCTTTTGTGTTTTGTAATTGAGTTAATTGTTTTGTTTCGAAAACAATATCCGATTTTAATTGATTAATTTTGCTCTTTACTTGATCTTCTTTTTTTCTGAGCTCAGGATATTGGGATTCAATTTTTTGTTGTTCTTCTTTTAGTTCCTCTAAAGTAACTTTAGGTTCTACAATTTTATTTGCAAGAATTTTAATATCTCTGATTAAATTGCCTTGCTTTTCTCGAAGCTTGTTTATTTTTTCTTGTTTTAGATTCTCATAGTTGTCAAATTGGGATTGATTAAATTCAAGTTCCGTTTGAGCTCTTTCAAATAAAACGTATTTAGTTTCATAATCTTTTTTGACTGAAGAATAGTTATCTCTTGCTCTTAATACCATTTCAGTAAAAATTTCCAACCCAAGAACGCTTTCAATAAATTTGCGTTTGTCTGTTTTAGGCAGAGCCATAAACGGCAATGCTGTATTTACGGACATAATTACAGAATTTTGAAACACCGTAGCAGGAGTATGAATAATTTCTTGAATTAATGCGTTTGTCTTAGCTAAAGTTGATCTAGTAATATCTTGATCATTTTTTAGAAGCGTGCATTTAGACGGATTCAACATCCGAATAATTTTATAAGAATCTGTAGTATTATTTGATGTTAGATCAAACTCCAAAGATACTTCACACCGTTTTTTTGTTATGCTATTTTGAATATGATCTTTAGAAATTTCTCTAAGAGTTGTTCCATATAAGGAATAATAGAGTAACTCTAGAGTGCTTGACTTTCCAGACCCATTTTTAGAATCTTCTTTATCTAAATTTGTTCCTATAATAGCATTTACTCCGGGACGCAGATCTACGCGAACTGGAGTATCTCCAAATGATAAAAAGTTTTTGCCTTCTAAGGCTTTAAATGTAACAAAGCGCATTTAAGCCTGACTATATACTACAACAGAAATTCATCAACTAGTTTTAAGCAAATGTGCTCAGAAATTTATCCACACTAATTACATTCATTAAGTTAGTTTTGTGTTTTTCGTAGTAGTAATACGTTTTAGCAACATTTAACGGAACCGCATCATATACGGTTTGAAGTAGGGGCTCTGTTTTAATGACTCCACATCCACAGTCAGTATCTACTACACAAATATTTAATTCAGGGTTATTATAACGAAGATCTATTATAGATCTATACGTAGTTCCGTTCCAACATACTTGAATGAATTCTTCACAATGAGGGAGACAATCATGTACAACAATAGAGCCTCCTTTATTAAGGATTTTAATAGAATTTAAAATGTCTTTAGTAGATTGTTCTTCAAGGTGAAGACCATCTACAAACACGATGTCAAAAGTTTTTGTATTTTGAGCAAAAAAATCATCAGAGGTCATTTCGTGAGTAAGTCCATCATAACATTTTTGAGGATCTACACATTCTTTATAGTCTATTACAATTTGTTTAAAGCAATCTCCAAATTGAGTTCCAATCTCAAGATATGTCTTATAATTGTGTGTTTTAATGAGATGATTAATAATGTCAAAGCGTTTCATAGGAAATAATTGTGTTTATAAAATAATTAGCAAGAGCTTTTGTTGTGTTGTTATTTAGGACATGTTCTTCTACTTTATCAATTAAATCTGTATATACTTTTTCTGCAGAAGTTTTGCCAATTTGTTCTAGAACAGATATACAAAGTTGTTTTGGAAAAGATTGCATGGTAAGCTCTGGGCATTTTTCTAAATTTAAAAAATACGGAAGACACCCATTTGCTAAAATTTCGTAATGTCTCATGCAATCCCAGCCAGCTTTTTTTAAAGTTGTTCCAAACCGAGCTTCGCTATAATCTTTATAATAATCTAGTTCATTATTGTAAATGTATGTACTTTTATCTAAAGGAGTAATGTGTGCAAAATTTTTAGTTTTATTTTTATTAAAATTTACCTTTGTTGTAGGTATAGCAAAAGAAATAGGAAACATTCTATTATATTTGGAAATTAATTCTCTTTTAAAATAAAGAATTCCCAAATTAAATGAAGGATGAATATTAATTTCATCCTCTCCATCAACAGCAATTACTTTATTTGGAGAATAATATTTTAAAATTTCATTAATATAGTCATTGCATCGCCAAATTGATCCGTATACAATTAAATTAAAGTATTTGTTTTTTATTTTTGATGTAATATCTGTTCTGTCTACATCTAAATCAGGCAACACGCGTGTTACCGACATTCCCATTCCGTAGAGTTTTTTAGCAGCCTGTTCATCATACGTAACGTAGTTGTGAGATTGTTTATTGTAATCCACTACATCTGCTCCAAACAATTCTTTAAGTCCAATAAGCAAACAATCATTTTGATAATCTACGTGATCTCCTTTAGTAATATATAAAATTTTCATAATAATTTTAAAATTTTTTTAATTCTATGTTATGCGGTGTGTTTAGCTGATGTAATAGAAGTTGGACTTAAAATTGCTGCATTTTTACGATAAGAAAATTTTATTAAAACGTTCCATAACAATTTCCGGAGTATATTCTTGTACTAAACTTTTATATGTTCCAGCTTCTTGTTTGGTTAATTTAAGGTCTTTTAATAATTCTAGTAAACTATTAAAATCGTTGTACCAAAATCCTTTATCTTTCATCATAGATATATGATTTTGATCTAAGCCGTCCTTCCAACTAATGACTGGTTTATCGTGAAACAAAAATTCACTGATTGCTAATCCAAAACTTTCCCCGTGACTTCTAGCATGAATCATATAATCACATGTATTAATAAAATTAGATTTATGCTGTAGATTGTATGTCCCTTCTACAAAAATAATATTTGAATGAGAAGGACCAAACTGTCTAGTATTCATAAACAAAAATATTAAATCTGGTCTAACTTCCAATGCTTTATATATTGCTTTATGAACAAACGGCAAATCAAATTCATTGAATCCTCCATGTCTTCCTATTACAATTGAATCTGAAGAAATGTTTAATTTGTCTCTAAAGTGTTTGGTTGGAGATGGCATATTAACAATGTGCGGAACATATGCTCCAGCCATGTTTAGTTTACTAGCTAACCATTCCGAAATGTAGCAATACACGTCTCCGTGTACGTCTTTATGCTGAAAGACAACGTGTATTAAATTTCTAATACCAGGAACAAGTTTGCCATCTCTATCTCCAGCTTTTGGATAGTATATATGGGTTATGTTTTTTTCTTTTATAAAGGAAAAACAATCTTCAAATTTATTGTATAGAAAAACTTCAAACCTATCCTTAAATTTTTGAAGTGTTTCTAAATTATTGTTTCCATCAGAAATAATGTATGACTTATTGCCCAAGATTGTCTCGTTGTATACGGCATAATCATAAAGAGCGACTTCTGTTCCTCTTATGCCTAATTGATTTGAATGAAATGCTATATTTTTCATTTGTATTCTTTAAATTTTCTATATCCTCCAGATTTAAAAGGCTCTTTGTTCCATTTATTTAGTAACAAATCTCCTTGTTCATTCATATTTTTAGAAGTGTATTTTAACCGCTCTTCAGCATAAGCATTAGATTGGCCAGATTGATGAGCTATACAAGCTCCTGTATGAACTCCGTGATTAAATCCACATCTTTCTAAAGACATAATATAATCATTATCCTGATAAAAGAAGTAAAAAGTTTCATCTAAATAACCTATAGTGTTAAATATAGATCTTCTGCATGCAAATGAACACCCAAACATGTGAAGAGAAACTTCGCTGCCATAATAAAGTTTGTTTTCAGAAGGAAGATACAATTTGCTATGCCTGTGCCAGTTTCTATCAACAGGGGAAATAGAGTGTACATTCAAATTAGAATTAAATTCATTAAGAATTGTTTGTAAGCAATTAGGTTCAACAATTAAATCATTATTTGGTCCAAATACAAATTCTGCTTCACATTTAGCTAAAGCAATATTATAAAATTTGTTATAATTAAATTGCTTATTGGGTTTAATAACCTCCACTTTAGGTTGATCATAACAGCCCTCAAAATCTGAATTAGTTTCAACTACAAAAATTTTATTAATAATATCATCAGCCGTATTAATATAAGAATTAATGCAATTTTTTGTTACATTGAATGTTTTATTATCAACAACTAAAGATAAAACAATGATATCAAATTTGTTATTTAAATTGGTCATACAAAAACGTCTCTAATGGTTTGATTACATCATATTGATGGAGAACATAAGGTTCTCTGTTATTAATTGTTACTTTGTCCTTATCTAAAGTCACTACAGAATTTTCAAAATGAGCTAAATTAGCTATTTCTAAATTGTTCAATATATTATATCTAATTTTATCAAAATATATTACTTTGTTTAAGGAAGCTTGATCAATATTTTGATAATTGCCAATTCGGGAAATAATTTGTGTCATATCGGCACACATTTCTTTAAGTAACGCCGTAGCTCCAGCTAGTTCTCCTAAAATACTTCCGCCATTTAGTATTTCGTATTTTTTTAACAAATTATATACATCAGAATTATAACATAAATTAATCCAAGTAGTATTAGTTCGACAGTTAGATATTAAAAAATTTTCACTAGTTACATACGGTTTTGAATCTATTATTAATTTAAATAGATTTTTTTGAAAACAAAGATCTGTAAAGTCACACAAATACACTTTTGAACTTTTACAATAATGTTTACAATACAAATAAAAGAAAATAACCTTTAAAGTATAAGGAGAAATTGTAACATCTACGTTGAATTGTTTAGCTATTTCATCAGATTCAATAATATTGACATCATTTGTTTTTAAAAAGTCTATTAATTCTGGACTCAAATTTGAGCTGATAATTGTTAGTTTATCACAAAATCTCCTAGCACTTTTTACAAAAACCTTAATACCACTGTTTAATTTATATCCTTTTCCAAAAGTAATAATTTCGTTCATTTTCTTTTCTTTCTTAATTCTTTAAGGATTTGTACTACTTGATCTTCTGTATGAAGAGGGGGTTGGTTTGGATAATAACCATGTTTTTTCTTGTAAATTTCTCTACCAACAGCTACCTTTTTCATCCACTCCGTCTTGTCTTTAGCAATAGAAGAATTTTCAATTGCTCCTGGAGCTTCTTCAATTAGTTCGTGACTATTTGCTAAATCAGCAAACCACCAAAAAGGAGGATGGTATCCAGCTTTAATAATATAATTTGTGCTAGACACGTGCTCCCAACAATTGTCAAAATCCTCGCACATATAACCTAAACCTTGTTCTAGCAACGTTTTTGTAAAAAAAGAAAACATTGCTACCGTGTGCTCATACAGAGCAATCTTGCACGTTTTATAATCTACAATTAATTTTGGATTTGGTTCTGATTTTTCGTCCAGCAAATGTCTGTTGTGTAAATCAAAATTTTTAATAGTTTGTTTGCGATTAAAAGGAGATCCTGGACCATAGTTAAAATGATGAATTCCACTGACCTTATAAGCTTCTACGTATTTCTGAAAAATTGACTCATCTTTAATAACCATATCATCTTCAATAATAAAAATATAATCACAATTTTGATTAAGAAGATGCTTCATTGCTCTATTTTTAGATTTAGCTACTCCCTGATTAGTTTCATTTTGAAGCCATATACCAAAAGATAAAGAAAATTCTTCAATAGGTTTTCCGTCGTTTACTACAACCAATTCGTTAATAACATCTCTGCAGGGATCTAAACTTTTTAAGAGGCCCTGTAAATAAGGAAGTCTTTCATGCGTAACAATACCAACGCCTATTTTTTCTTGCTTTTTACTCATATGATGTTTGACATAGCTTATACAATTCTAAACATTTGTCAAGTACTTCCTTTTTTGTAGCTCGGGTTTCTACGTGTTCTACAAATTCTTGAAATGCTGTCTCAATATCAATTGATAATTTTTTAACATCGTTAGTACTAGTCTGAGCAGCATCTAATATATTAAATTCAGTTCTACACTGCAAAGGATTATATTGAGTCAATTTAGACACAAGTAAGTCGAGAGTCAGAGCATCCAATTTAGTATCAACATATATACTAATAATATTGTCTTTGATAATTGCTGGAAGATCTTTGTATTGTTTCTGAATAAGTTCAGAAATTTTCAAGCGATAGTGTTTAGGAGTGACGGTGTTTTCAACAAACTTGATGTTATTTAAATTATCTAAATCTATAATAGATACTCCTTTTAATTGACCTCGGTCTCCAAAGTCCATTTCGTAAGGAGCTCCAGTATATAATATATATTTGTTATCATACATTCTGCAATCTCTAGTATGAAAATGTCCAGTAACAATTGCATCAGCTTTTTCTAATAAAGAAGAAGGAGACTCTCCATGTTCGCAAATTCTGTTTGCTGTCATTTTAAAATTAATAATGTCAAAATGCCCTACTAACATATCAACTTTTTTTAACTCCTTCACGTTAGTTTTCCATGGACAAAATGTTATTAACTTTTCTCCAGCTTTAATAGTAGTTGGAGTCGTGTAAACAAATATATTATCTCGCGCAAGAATTTCTACGGAATTTACTTCAACAGTAGAAGATAAAAAAGCATCATGATTGCCTGGAAGTATATGAATTTGATAATCTTTAAGAATGTCAAAAAATCTTTTAGCCGCATGAAGTGTATTGACTCCTATTTCGTGTCTGTCATGAAATACATCACCAGCAAAAAAGATAGTATCTAATTTGTTATCTATCATTACAGAGTTAATCCACGATGCAACATCAATACAAATGTTGTGCCACGTTTGGGAATTTTGATGAACTCCCAAATGTAAATCAGAAAAAAATAATACTTTATTGTTTTTAGGATTAATCTGCAATTGAATCATGTTGATTAGAATCATCGTTTGAATAACCAATTATATTTTTTCTTGCAGGAATATAACCACTACATACATTGTCTTCGTATATCTCTTGTTGATATCGCTTTAGTGTATCAAAATCTTTTTTTGATTTTTTAATACAATTTTGAAAAGCATGATAAGCCACTTTTGTAAAATATGAAAATGGATTGTAACCTTCTCCACATTTAAACCTCTTTCTCCTCAGAGCAGTCATCATTTTAACAATAGCATCTCCTTGCATTTCAGTCTTAAAGCTGTATGAATAAAAATTTCTAGCAAGACCCAGGCGCACAGCAATCATTTGTATCATTTCAGCTAACTTGTCCGATATAGTATCTGTATTTGAGGCGTAATATTCAATTATTAGAGTCTCCATTTCAATTGGATCAATATACACGTCTTTTAACTCTTCTTTGGTTCTTCTAACTCTTTTTTGAGGATTTGTACTCTCAGTCATATGTTGTTCATTATATTTGTATTAGTTTATTTTTCAACAAGCTTTGTTGTAGATAGTGGTATATTTTCAGATTGATATAATTTTTTTCTTTCCTCGTAATGTTTGTATCCGTAAGTTAAACACACATCTGCAATGTCAAATATAGTTGCAATCTCTTTTGTATGATGTAAACGTAAACTTCTCCCAATTGATTGGATGATCTTAATACGGGCTTTTCCAATAGAAGCAAAAACGATATTATGAAGATTCTTAATAGAAATACCAGTCGAAAAAATATTTGATATTGCAATGCATACAACGTTTGTAGATTCTTCCATAATTTCTTTCATTTTTTCTCGTTCTTCAACTTCAACAGAACCTTGAATAAAATAAACTTGTTTGTCCGTATAAGATTTAAAATATTGCAAGAGATACTCTCCGTGAACAATGCGATCAACTAGTACCAAAGTGTTAGTTTTTAATTTATTGACTATTTTAGCCATAACGGAATTTCTATACTCGTTAGTATGAAGCCATTCAGTCTCTTCGGTGTATCCCGCAGTAGGTTCGGCCATAGAGGGTCTGGTAAACTCCGGAATATTTTTATATTCTATTTCGAGTCCAACCACCTTAACATTAGAAATAAATTTGTCTTGTCTTAAATCTATAGAAAGTTTTTCATAAATTACTGGTCCAAAAATTCTATTAATAGACCATTTATCAAAATTGTTCTCAGGTAAAGAGCCAGTAAACCCAAATTTATGTTTAGCTTTTAATCCTTTAACAAGCTTAGCTATTTTATCTGCGGTTGAAATTTTGTGGACTTCGTCGCATACAACTACATTAAATTTATCAAGTACAGAAATATTTTGAGTTTTAGAAAGCAAAATTTGATTATTTGCAATTACAATTGAGGTAGATTGATATTCATGACTTCCCGTCCATCTCGAAATGAGATTAGATTCAATTCCATATTCTATAAAATCTTTATACGTCTGCTCTACGAGTTGAATGTTTGGTACTAAAATTAGCACGTTATACTTTTTCTGCAAAACTACAGTGGAAGCAATTAAAGCAATAGTAAGAGTTTTGCCAGCTGAAGTGGGTAGAACAATTACTCCATAGCCGTTAAGAAGAGCTTTTGTAGCAGAATCTAATTGATAATCCCTAGGTGTAAGACTCAGCTGCTCGGGTTCAATAGCTATACGACCAGGAAATAACCTATCATTTAGTTCCTTATTAATTTTAATCTGTAAAGAAGGAAAGTTGAAAAGAATATTATCACATATAACTTTAAAAAAAGGAGCGTCAAAATGTCCTTTGTTTGTAATAGCATATTTTCGAACGGGCATGTTAGATCTACCTGTTCGACGCCGCATAAAAACAAGAGCTTTATCTTCAACAGAAAACAGCTCTCTAATCTGATTTAAATATTCAGAAACAATTTGTGGTTTTCTTGCCACAGTATCATAAACAAACTCAACAATCATTAGGTAGTTTCTAAAGTTATAATTTTAGTAAGATTATTCATACCATATTGGGTATCTCTTAAATTGGCTTCCACTTTAGAAAGGTATTCAACAAGAAGTTCGTTGTTGGTAATTTCCTCCTCTATTTTTTGCATTATTTCGTGCTGAGAAATTGAATCAGCAATTGTTTTTGGACTTAATCCAATTGGAGATTCATGTTCAAGTTTAACTCTTAGAGCCTTATTTGCTTTTTCTTTTGTTTTTTTAAGTTTATTAATTTGCTGTTTATGAAACATAAGCCGTCCCACCCAATAATGACGAACGGAAGGTAAAGACATTTGAGCATCTTTCATATTAAGTTCATCAATTTTAAGAAACTCTTCTATCTTTTGATGATACTCTTGAAATAGATCTATAGAAGTCTTTTCACTCATTGTTTAAACATAATACTCTATAAAAGAAAAAGATCTACTCAAAATTTCCCCTTTATAAGCTCTTTAAAGTACTTCCGGAAATTCAGATCGAAGGAGGGAGGTCCCCCATTATTGGGAAAACCTCCGATCTTTGATATTCCGTATAAAACGAGTCTCAGTCGGGTTAACAAGCTTCAAAAAATCCTATGATTAATATGCCCCCTCGGTTGTCCTATAAGGGCTGGCTTGAGCGGTCCTGGTAGAATACCAGACAACGGTCACGTAATTAACGCACTTCGAGAAATGTTGTTGATTTATGAATCCCAGGCCCTGTTTATCTATCTTACTACTAAGCCCCGCTATGACGCTTTGGGTGGGTCTACCTGTGATGTATTAAATGTCTTTTATAAATCATTTTTGTCAACTAACAATCCGATTGTTTATGTTGCCTTTTTGTCCTCCGAGATAAACCATCAATTGTTTGTAAGATTTAATGGCCTGTTCAATTTCAGGATGTGAGGCTTTTAAAGCAGCAATATCAGCCTGTCCTAATTTTTGAATATCTGCTTCAAATTCAGCAATTTCTGCTTTTGCTTTTTCCAGAAAGCTATTAAAAATGGATTTTTGTTGAGATTTGGCATAAGCCTGGCCAGCTGTTTGCCCTGAAGGAGTAATACCAGCTCCAAACTTATTAGCAACGCCCGTAGCTGTATTTTGAATGCCTTGCTTGAGTCCAGCCTTAATTCCAGATGCCTGTCCCTTTAAACGATCCCAAATTCCTTCATTTACCTCATCATAAGCTGATTCTAATAAAAGTTGATCCTTATTCTTCATGGAATTTATTTATCAAATTTCTTTTTTTTATTAAATAATTACATGGAGTTTCAAAAATTAGTTGAACGAGTTCTTAAAGAAGACGTAGTTGCAGGAGGAGCAGGTTCTGTTTTTGGTTCAAACGTAGGAGCTACAGCAACAACGTTTAGCGGAGATACGTATGCTCCTGGAGACACTAGAACTCCAAAAAGTTTATATGGAGGAGTGCTTACTCGAGGGGGTTTGAAAAAACGTAAAGGATATAGAAAGAAATATTAATTATTTTTATGGAATTTCAAGAATTGGTAGAGTTAGTTATACAAGAAAATACCACAGAAACATCCCTCAAAGGAAAGTCTTCTGGTCATACCGTACTAGGAGGATTGGTAACTAATACAGGTAAGTTTAACACCATTTCCCATCATTCTAATCAACATGGAGATCATTGGGGACACAATAGAGCGAGTCATGTAAATTATAGTCACCATGAACCCCACGATGATATGTCTCAACACAAACCTCATCAAAACAAAATGGGAAAACATACAAGAGGCAATTCTTTAAAATCTTCTCGGACCAGTAAAGGTTACAAATCAAAATTTAGTAAAAAACGCTAACATGGACTTAGGACACTGGCAATTGATAAATGGACTAGAATATAAAGAAGAGGCATTTGGTTTTGTTTATGAGATCATTAACAACGCGTTAACGGAACCCAAGAGATACATAGGAAAGAAACAGTGTGTTGCTAGAATTAAACGCAAACCCTTAAAAGGTAAAACTCGAAACAGAATAGATCAAAAACAATCTGACTGGAAAACATATACTGGATCTTCAAAAGAGCTTAATGAAGATATTGCCAAGTACGGAAAAGAAAACTTTAGCTTTATGATTTTAGAGTGGTGTAATTCTAAATTTGAGCTAGGATATAAAGAAATAAAGCTACAACTGCTAAACGACGTACTTTTAAAAGAGTGTTACTATAACGGAATTGTAAACTGTCGCCTTGGCCGTCCTCCTAAGAATTTTAAATTATGACAAAAGTGTTTCCAAAGTCTAGAATTTGTGTAATTGATATTTATCCCTCTTTTGAAAAAGGGCTGAAACTAGCTACGGATTTTGCTTTAAAGCATAGTATACATTTAAATAGTGCTGACGGAAGAAGAATTATTCTGAGCTTTTGCTTAAAAAGCATAGAAGCTACATACAGCACAACTCAGAGTACCTTTCCAAAAGTACTCTGTATGTCCAAAAAATCTATAAATCAAAAAGTTGGTAACTTTATTGATAACTATTTTGCAGGCATAATGGAATACGTTCCAATGCCTTATTGTGGCAAATTTGATTTGAGTTCTCCAGATCTGGAAACTGCTGCTGAAAACAGTTTAAAGAAACAGAAAACTCAAAAAAAATTTACTAACCTTATTTCAAGGCTAAAGATTAAGCCTAACTAAAACGGTTGTTCTTCTCCGTCTAGTACTACATTTGATGGATCAATTAGAGTTCCATCTTCTTCTCCGTAACCGTTTCCATTGTCTTTGATGTAGAGCCTCATTTGAGGAATCCACATATCCGGAGGTCCTTCAAGACGAATTACGGCAGGACAATCTTCTTTTGGAAAAAATGCCCCTGTGTTTTTTTAATAAGATTCTACCAAAGAATCAAAGATATTATCAATCTCTTCTCTAAAAACAGGATCTAATTCTCTTCCTTCTTTTGCTGTAATAGGAATTTCTTTTCGAGCTGGCACATAAAAAATTACATCAATATATTTCAATGAAATAGCAGCAATGTCTTTGCAATCAATAATGAATTCTGTTGTAAATCCAGTAGTATCTTTTGCATAATGCCAAAGCGAATAAGCAATGTTATCTACAGTACATCTATCAAGAATAATATGCTTATTATCTGAAGCTGTAGCTAGCTGAACTTCATCTACTAGAGCATTAAGAATTGCTTTCTGAGAAGTTTTGTCTCCTTCTTTATTGATATTAAGATTTTGTTCCTTAATAATATCTCTATATGTTTTTTCTGGCCTTTTATACATAGGCCAGGCTTTAATGAACTCTTCAATAAGAGTAGACTTACCGGTGTTTTGGGCTCCAATTAGGGCAATGCGCATAAAATATAATTAAAACAAATTTAGAATATATCAACTAAACAGACAGCGCTTTGTCCCAAATTAGCAAGTGTAATCGAGGACTAAAGTTAACATGCATTGCCTTTGCATATTCCACTACAGCAGGAGCTCTTTGAATATGTTCTTCTCTAGATCCACAGCAAGGCATGAACCAAATGCGGTTAAGAGGAACATTAATTCCATTTGTATCTTTTACATACTTTCTCCAAATTTCATCAATATCTTCTGAACTGGTGATAACAAATTTAAAACCAGAGTTATGTTCAACATGCCACTTAAGGACTTCTGGCTTATATGTCTTATCTTCAGGATCTCCATTAGTGGTCAATTTTGGAGACGTAGTGAATGTAGCATTAAATTCTGTTACCCAACGCTCATCTGGCATAAGAGTTGCATTTGTTTCAAAATCAATTCTAGGAAGAAATCCGTAATGAATTACAAAAGCTTCTATAAACTTAATAAGTTGCTTTTGGCTAACAAAAGGTTCTCCTCCCGTTAGCTTAAAAATTGTGTTATTCTTGAGGTGATAAATGTAATTATTTTTTTCCATTAACTGAAAAATTTCAGCAAATGTCATTTTGTTTTTTACTGACCAAGAAATATAAGAATCACATCCATTAGGACTATCTACAGAAGCAAAATTTTTACAGCTCAAATTACACATAGACATCCTCATGAAGACGGAAGGCTGTCCTACGTATTCTCCTTCCCCTTCAATAGTTAGGAAGAGGAAATCATTACTAAGAAATAGATGTTCATTATTAATATCAGTCATAATTTAAATCACTTTACTGTAAAATGCAAAAAATACAACATCAAAACAAAAATATACATTTAAGATAAATAATAATATGACATGTAACGCTTTTGTGTATTTATGGTACGATTCCTTTGCTAAAAGATTTTATGTAGGTTCACATGCTGGCTCTGAAAATGATGGATATGTATGCTCGAGTAAAGTAATGCTTAGAGCTTACAAAAAACGTCCCAATTGTTTTAAACGTAGAATTTTAAAACGTTGTTCTAGACATGAACAACATACATGGGAGCAGTATTATTTAAATATGATAAAAGATTCTGAACTTTTTTATAAGAATAAAAAATATTACAACATTAAAAGAATTGCTGCAGGAGGAGATACAACAGCAAATTTACCAAATCGAGAAGAAGTGATTAAACGTAGATATGGCAAAAAGCACAGCGATGCTGTTAAATTAGCAATTAAAAATAGAACTAAAGAAAAGAAAAACCTCCACAAAGAAAGGCATTATAGGTCATTAATGTCTACATTAAAAGATCCTTCTTATACTAACTATCAAGACAAACCATACAATGTATTTGTAAATGGAATTTTTTATAAAACATATAAGAATAAAAAACAGCACGCTGAAGAAATTGGTTGCAGTTTAGTTACTATTGTTAAATTCATTAAACAACGACAATGGATCATCAAACAAAAACGTAGCCATCCTTTTAATGTTGGGGACATGCTTACGTTTGAGTTTGTTTAAGAGGGGAATGATTAAATTTTATCTGCTCCTACAAAACATTGGCATCATTCTTCATACGTAGCGCTGTTTTCTAAATGTTCCCAAACTTCTACTTTTTCAATCCAACAGCGATCTCCGTAGTTATCAGCTAGAAATTTTTTTGCTGCATTGAAACACCATTCTGCCGTTTTTTCAATTCCTACTCCTTCTTTCATTATTCTTAAATCACAACCTCCAGCTGTATTAAGTTCTTCAAACATTCCTCTCAAAGGATCATCAGCTGCAATGCAAAGAGTGTGATCAAATTGATCTTGTAAAATTTTTTTAAGACCTTTCAATCCTCCAAAATCTACAGCCCAATTTTTTTCATCTAATTCAGAACAACCAAACCAGAATTTAGCTTTAAGTTGATATCCATGAATTTTAGAACAATGAGAATGTTTGGCTTTCCATTGACGAAAAGCACAAGAACCAAGTTCAATAATTTTTGTTGAAATATATGTACCCATGTTACTTTTTACGTGGCTTAATTGTCTTAGTAATAGTTACCGTTTTACGAATGGTTACGTTTCCGCTCTTTACTGTTTTTACGTTGCGTTTAGTTAATTTTGACATATGTTAGATTTGATTAAACGAAATAATTTCTAGATTATCAATAAATTCCCTCAGAACGTCCAAAGACAGAGAATCTTCATAGTTATCTTCTTTCAAAAACTGAATATCGTCAAGCTTAATCTCTGGACTAACTTGCTTTAAATCTTTAGCTAGATTAAACAGCTCTTTTTGATATTCTTCGTTTGTTGTAGAAACAATATTGACGGAACAAGAAAATAAGAGGCCAGAAATAATAGTGGCCAATTGCTTTTCAGTTAGATTGATGGTTATGTTTTGTGTAGACATACGGAAAGCTTACTTTGCTTCCGTTATATGTCAAGCTTGTATGAGCTTTTTTACATCCTCTAATGGCAGTCCGTCTTGTTGAGCTTCGTCTAATGTTTTGTATAGCTCATTAATAATGGTATCTACTTTATCTTGATACATCAAAACTTTTTTATAATGCTCAATATTTTCATTAATAGGAACAGATAGTTTTTCTAAAGAATTACCAGCATCCATTAATTCCGTTTTAGCTCCAAGATATTTTTTAAGTTTTAAGATAGTTCGAGTAAATGATGAATAAGCTATTTGTTCTTGTTCTGTAATTGGATTTTTAATCTTATTTCCTCGTTCATCAATTATTCCCAACTCATAGCACTGAAAATCTTTATATTCTTTTTTAAGTTCTTTTAATAATATTGTATTATCTAAAAAACTTTGTACAGATTCTTTATACATATTATTATATACTCCTCCGTGGATATGTAAATTGCTAGTTGGATTTAACTTACATCCTTTGCCATAATCAGGAGACCCACAATAAGAGCATTTTGTAGAATCGTCCGGATGAAAATGTACTCCATGCGGTCCGTAACGGCAACCTTTACCGTGATCTGTTGAACCGCAAAACGTGCATCGGTTTTGTTGGGTTTTATTTTTGTTGGTTGGCTGCATTTTGCTGTTGAGCTGTCAATAGTTGCTGCAAAGCTGTAATTGCTTTTATGTGGTCTTGGTTATTAGCAGCATGTTTTGTTAAAGTTTCAAACGCCTTTGCTAATTCTGGATCCGGTTGCTGAGGTTGTCCAGACTGATTGGGTTGAGCGGGCTGCTGGCCGGGAACGGGAGTTGCTGCAGGAGTTCCTGGTTGAGCTGGCTGTCCTTGAGTAGGAGCTGTTACCATTTCTTTGAGAATACCTTTACAAATTGCATCAAATGTCTTCGTCATACTCTTATTTATGGTTTCTTTTGAATTTCTCTGCTTAAAACCATAAATAACATTATGATTGATTTTGAATGTATTGTTGAAAATATTTTGACAGAAGCTGAAACTACTGAGTCTAATCCTGTTTCCAATCAACAAACCCAGCAGCCGTCTAATCCTACCGAAGAAAACAAAAACGAGGACAAAAACAAAGATAAAGACGAAGTTGTGGGGAACGCTATATCAAATTTTTTAATTAATGATCCTTCTAATCCATACAATAAATTGATGTCAATTTGGACAAAGAGCTTTGGGCCCAAAGGATATACTATGTGTACAAAAGACGAGTTAAATTCTATATGTTATCAAGTCTCTTATGGATCAACTCGAGGTACAAAAGCAGCTGAAAATTTTCCCAGAATTGAAAGCAATTATCCTTTGTTGGATCTTTGTTCCCAATTACATCAACAAGCGTTTAAAGGAAAGACTAAACCAGATTTTACGTTAGCGGTTAAAATTGTCGACAGTTTTATTAAAAAACTACAAATTCAAATTGATAAAAACAAAGGCAACATGAAACCTATGGATTATGTTGCGTCAGATCCATGGGCCCAGAGTGTAAAACAATCAGCCCTAGCTAAAGTGCAAGGAGAATTAGGAAAATTGAG